TGTTGGTCTGTATTAAGAGACTTCGATGCATCAGGTTTAGCTCCGATAATCATACCATTTCGTAGATATACTCCACCAATTGATGAACCAGACTCACGTTGAGCTTTACCACTCGTATCGTACTTACCTCTAAGCTTTTTTGCTATCTCTTTTAATGAGATTGCTCTGTCACTCTTAGGTACATATATCGCAGCAACATTCTTCTTGAGCGGTATAACCTTGGCATATCCTAGCTTTTGGAGCTGATCAATTACTTTTACTAACTTAGGGTCTGGTTTTTTGATTGCCATATATCCCTATTTATTCAATGGAGTCAACAATTTGATGCCTAATTTCTTGAGAGTATCCTCGGTCCAGATGTGAAATTGCCAGCCCCTATCCTTTGCATATTCGTTAGCAGCTTTCCACTTAGATTCATTCTTGATATATGTCATAGCTTCTTTCAAAAACTTTTTAGTCTTACGTCGAGTCTTGCTCGGCTTCTTCGTTTGATTCTTTGGCTTAATCTCAATCAGATGAACCTGATTATCCGAGGTGGTCATCTTCACATCCATAAAGTAACGATGTACTCGATTGTCGGTCGCACAACGATAAGGAATGATCACCTCTTCGCTTGACCATGACTTGATATCTTTATTCTCGTCTATCCACTTGAAGACTTGACGTTCCCACAGAGATCGAAAGATCACTTTTGAGTGATCGCCCTCGTATTTCTTCTTATTTTTTACTGTATACCTACCACTATATGCCATAACAAATCCTTACTTTTTCTTATAAATAACTATATTACTATTTATAGGAAAACATTATGCTAGGAAAAATCGGCAGTTCACTCAAAAATGCAGGTACATCTGCTCTCAGTCAAGTAACAGGTCAGCTTGAGGAGATAACATCTAAGTTCACGAATATTGGTGGAAGTGGAGCAAAGACTGATGCCGAGAAGAATACAACAGACCTAATCTTTCCTATTGAGATGGCAGGTCAACCAAGACCTTCTGTTTGTTTCACATGTTTTGCTAAGATCGATAACAAACCCGTTCAACTCCATACATGGTTTCCGATACCATCAGGCGTTACATTCTCGGATTCTGCGGAATACAATTCTGTGAATCTTGGAGCAATTGGAGGCAGTATCGCATCTTCTATTCAAGAAGGAATGAATGCTGGAGAAGGTTTTGGCGGTATTGCAGGAAGAGTCAAAGACAAAATAACAAGTCTTAAAGCAGCCGACATCGGAGCAATCGTTAAGTCTGCGAATCCTTATAAGGACCAGATATCTCTTGCGACGAGACAGGTTAAGAATCCTAACACTAACGTTATCTTTGATTCTCACCCGATACGTACATTCTCGTTCTCTTTTAAGATGATTGCGAAGAGCGCAGACGAAACAGAGCTCATTCGACAGATTCACGAACGATTCCGTCACTTCACATATGCAGAAGTTGTCAATGAAGCAACCAATTTCATGTTAGCATTCCCACCCACATGGATAGTAAGATTCTTTAACCCAGACCAAAACGGAAATTTTAGCGAGTCTGTACATATTCCGCGCATATTCTCTTGCTATCTTAAGTCTGTAGGAACAAACATTAATCCGTCGAGTGTCACATTTTACAATGATGGAGCTCCCACCGAAGTAGATATCTCATTGGAATTCCAAGAGACTCGAGCTCTCACACGAAAAGATATTAAAGAGATGGAACTTAACAAGCTCAAACTACGTGGAATCGACCCTTCAACCGGTCAGCCAACTCTTTCTAATGTTACCGATCCCGATGCACCACAACTCGATGATAAAGATAAAGCTGATACATCTACAACAGAACCGACACCCGATGCCCAACCTAACGATACGACGAATGGAGGCTAACACGCTATGAGTTTCTTTAAACAATTTCCAAAAACCACATACGATCTCAAGCGAGATGGTAATCTTATAGAGATAAAGGACATCTTTCGTAACGTCGATGTGAACGAAAAGCTCATTAATCCAGCATCTGCATATCAGTACTATTACATACAGGATGGAGAGAGACCAGACCAGATCGCAGACAAACTGTATAAGAACAGTCGCTACTATTGGACACTATTTGTAGCTAACGATCGTCTAAAGGATGGTTACATGCGTTGGCCGTTGAGCTATCAGCAGCTACAAAGGAAGATCAAAGAGGACTACAACCCGTATATGGTGCTAGAACTAGGTCCACAAGAGGTACAGGTACTAGAACAGTATGCAAACCCGATTTCATCGCTTAGTTTCGGAGTTAGGAATACGAACAACTACGGCGTAAACGATACGATCTCAGACACTAACAGGACCCATATCTCGATAGGAACCGGATACAAGTTAGACTTAGAGCGAAGACAATTATGGCTTAAAGCGGATACAAATACCAGCACTGCGATAGCATTCAGGAATTACCTTAGCAGCGGCAAATCGTTTAGCGATCTAAAATCAGAAGTGTATTCAGGATATCCATCAGCACTAGTATCCTATGGCGAAAGCGGCACGAAGTCGGCCATTGCTATTCCAATACAGTTCGCTCCTATTGGTGAAGGGTTCAGAACAGACTATGATGAGGCTGAAACAACCAATTCTATAACATTAAATAAAGATCGCGTTCAAACAGTAATGGCTGTCGACGGTTGGGCTGCTGCGTGGCAGGCTCCTTATTACTATACAAAGAATGGTGAACGGATATCTTATTATGACCATGTACTTGATGACGGTGGTACTCCTTATACATATAGCGAATGGTTAGAGGACGAGAATCAGAAGCTCACAGCTATACGAGTCGTGAAGCCAAACTATATAGGAGAATTCGCAGAGGTCTATAAGGAATATGTCAACAGCTAAGAATATGAGAGCAGACGGTGTGGCGCTGGCTCCTAGCGGTTATACCATTAAGAAATGTAGTATGACTCGCTATGACGGTGGCGCTGATATAGACATAACACCGCTCGTTGTCAAGATAAATCTTATAGAATCTTTATATACGCCAACCATCGTCGCTCAGATATCAATAAAGGATTCAGCGAACTTTATGGAGGAGTTTCCTATCTGTGGCCATGAGAGAATACATCTTATATTAGAACGTATTGAACACGACAGCGAGGTAGAGAAGCGTATTGAGTTAAAGTTTATAGTAACAGAGTATCCTTTATATGGTAAGGCTAGCGGCGGTAATGCGAATGTACAAGCATATACTCTGAGCGCGATTAGTGAGCATGCATTCCTCTCATCTATAAAGAAGATATCGCGGTCATTCAACGGACAGACCGATAAGGAAATCATTAAGATACTACAGGAGGATTTAGGGCACTATAATATACGGCAATTGGGTACGGTCATTACGGCGGCTAAAGGAGTGCTTCCGCGAATGAAGCCCCTAGAAGCTTGTGAATGGTTCCGTAGTCGTTCCTGTGATAATCCTGAGTCGCCGATCTTCTTATATCAAACGATTGATGGCGTGATTCACTTGGTATCATATAGCGAACTATTAAAGGAAAAGGTTCATGGCGTTTACCGTGACACTCGCGCGTTTACACAGAACCCCCAATCTCTAGAGGATTATAAGGAGAGAGCTACTCGTCTATTGAGCGTTACATCTAATCTACGGTTTGGTAGAGTCTTTCAATCTCAATCTGGTGCGTTTGCTTCTAAGATGAATTATGTTGATATCGCTACGAAGACATATGGTACGAAACACTATGGCTATAATATTGAGCAAAACACTCTGACTGGTAATCCCCCGTTTAGTAGTGCATTCAAAATTTCGGACAAAGGGCTTGGTGAATACTATGACGCTCACTCAAATAAGGTATCTATTAATTCTCTTGCGTATGGTGATCAAAAGAATACAAATGATTCTCGTGTAAGATACGAACAAAAGATTCGTTCCTTTAATGAAAGTCTTGAGACGATGACTCACGATATTAAGATATATGGTGATTATGAATTTCATCCAGGTAAGATAATCAATTTAAAATTTCCTAAGGCTATTGACCCGCAGGATTCATCGGGTTCTACAGAAGAAGACCATCCAGGTGAAGATCAGTTATTAAGTGGAAAGTATATAGTTACATCTGCGCAACATACATTCGAAGATGGTCAATACTTTATTAATGCTAGAGTGAAACGTGATTCTATGGGAGTAGAGATATAATGAATAGAGAAGATTACGCAGAAAGCCATTCCTTTGTATGGTTCATTGGAGTTATAGAAGATATAAACGATCCCAAAGAAATGGGGCGAGTAAGAGTTCGCTGTTTCGGATACCACGATGCAAATAAGATTACGATTCCCACAGAGAGTTTACCCTGGGGTTCTGTAATGACACCAGTCACTAGCGCGTCGACGTCCGGTGTGGGTAACTCTTCGACTGGCCTCGCGCAGGGTTCATGGGTAGTCGGATTCTTTCGAGATGGTACTTCGGCTCAGGACCCTGTTATTATGGGAAGTCTTCCGTCGCAACATATCGCCAAACAGGAAAATCCGAACATAGGATTCTCTGACCCCGATAGCGTGTTTCCCCTTAAAGAAAAATTAAGCGAGCCTGATGTGCCGAGGGAAGCGCGAACAGATTTTATTAATTCATATTCGTATATTACAAAGAAAGATGCAAAGGAGAAATATAAAGGAATAGCAACCGCAAATAATGGACCCGCATGGAATTTTCCTAGCGTCTCTGATGTAATTAAACCTGTCTATCCTTCTAACCATGTTCATGCGTTTCTGAATAATTCAAATGTAATAGAATATGATTCGTCGTCACCAACCGCTCGTTATTCTCATGTAGGTCCTAACAAAACTTTCACTGAGATTGATAAAGACGGAAGTGAGTCTCAGGTAATTACAGGCGCGAGGTATAAAGTAATCGCGAAGGGTGATAACGTTTATATTACAGGTGGATGTAATCTTACGATCGAAGGTGGATGTCGAACCAAGATAGATGGTAACTGGGAGATATACGTGAACGGAAATAAAAATGAAGTTATTACTGGTAGTGAGACAAGAAAAGTTACTGGCAATATCGACATTGACGCGGCAAGGATTGACTTAAATTAGTATAAATAGAGTATATGGCAACTGCAATTTCAGATAGTTCAAGCTCGATACGTGTATCGATGCCGAGAGTTTATAGAGACCTTCCAATGTCTTTTCAAAAACATCCCGGCACTGGTGATATTCGTCCTATTGAAGATTTGGCGGCTGTAAAGCAGGCAGTAAAAAATTTAATACTAACCAATTATGGAGAAAGACCATTTAATAATAATATAGGAAGTAATGTTACTTCTTATTTATTTGAACTAGTAAGTCCATTTACGGCAAATGCAATTGAAAGAGATATTGAAAATGTACTTTCTGAGCAGGAGCCAAGAATAAATGGTGTTCTAGTTCGAGTATATGATAAGTCAGATGAAAACGCATATGTGGTTGAACTACAATATAATATCGTATCATTAAATATACAAGTGGAGACTTCATTCTTTTTAAGAAGACTAAGATAACATGGCTACTCAACTCAATACAACCGAATTAGATTTTAAGAAGATTAAAGATAACCTTAAGAGTTATCTCAAGAACTCTGACTCGTCATTTAAAGATTATGACTTCGAAGGCTCTGGTCTAAATCATCTTCTTGATGTCCTTGCATATAATACTCACTATAATGCGATCACAGCCCACATGGCTGTAAACGAATCCTTTCTCGATACCGCTCAGGTAAGAGCTAACGTGGTTTCTCACGCTAAGTTAATTGGTTATACTCCAAAGAGCGCATCTTCATCTCAAGCTAAGATATCTCTTAAATTAAAAAGAGATGCTGGTACAAATTCAGCTGCGACTCTTGCAAGCGGAACCCTTTTTACAACTTCAGTGAATGGTGTAAACTATTCTTTTCAAACATTAGCTGAAGTTGTTTCTAATCGATATAATTCTACTACAGGTAATTTTGAATTTGATGAAATAGATTTGTATGAAGGTCAATCAAAAACATCAAAGTTTTTCTTTAATAATTCAAATAACGAAAAGTTTTCATTACCTGACAATAATATTGACACAAATACTTTAAAGGTTATAGTCAAAGATTCTTCAAGTGCTATTAGTAGTACGACATATACTGAATTTAAAAAAGAGTCTATTGTTGATAGTAATAGTACCATCTACTATTTGAATGAAAACTATGATGGTTTATATCAGATTCAATTTGGAAACAATAGTCTAGGAAAACAGCCTATTGCTAATTCTGTTATTGAGTGTACTTATTTAATATCAAACGAAAGAGAACCAAACGGCGCAATTACTTTTGAAGGGCCGAGTTCATTTCCAGCAAACACGTCTCTTGCAGATAGCGGAGCAATTGTTACAACATCAAACGCATCGGGTGGAGCTTCAAAGGAATCGATAGAGTCTATACAATTCAATGCACCACGATCTTTTATATCTCAGAATAGAGCAGTTACTCTTTCAGACTATGAGGTATCAGTAAGAGAGGCTATAAGTGATGTCCAAGATATTGCAGTCTATGGGGGTCAAACATTAACACCACCCCAATATGGTAAAGTATTCATATCTGTAAAACCGCAATCAGGTTTATATCTCACTGATGGACAAAAGAAAATAATTTTAAACTATCTTGAATCGAAAAAAATTGTTACGGTCATACCTGAAGTTGTTGATGCAGACTATACCTTTATTTACGTGAATGTATCCACTAAATACAATTCTAATAATACTTCGTTAACTAAAGCTCAGCTAGAGGGTGAAATTAGAGAATCTATTAATACGTTTAATACCACTTTCTTACAAAGGTATGGTAATAATTTTAGATATTCAAAATTACTAACTAGTATTGATAACACTAACGAATCTATATCAGGTACTATAGCTCAAGTCTATGCGTATAAAAGACAATCACTAATACCCGGTTCGACATCTCCGCTTTCTGTTGATTTTGGATTTCAGTTTTTAGGAGATGTTAGTCAGGCCGGGTCATTTATATCATCAACTGGGTGGACTTTTAATTCAAAAACATATTATCTTGAAGACAAACCAATTAGTGGAGATAATAATAAACGAACAATTGAAAGATATTATTTAAATGATAATAATATAAAAGTAACTGAAAAAACAAATGTAGGTTATCTTTATCCACAAACAGGAAAAATAACTTTAGAGTCTCAACCATCAGATGCTGAAACCTTTATTGATATAACAATCATACCACTTTCTTATGATATACCAGGAATTGAAAATAAACTATTGACTATTGACTTAACTAAGTCTATAGTACTTGCAGATAATAATCTTTCTACAAAAAATAATGGTATAGTCGCAGATTCTTATATAGTAGCACCTGATGCTCCAATGTTAGCAGATGCATATAATCCTACTGCTTCAGGTATATTTGTTCCTCATACAATGTATGACCCAAATACTGGAGTTGCTTACTATGCGGGTACACAGGCATTGCATATGGAATATTCGGCACAGGGGTATGTTCACTATATTCCGGCAACATCAGCCTCTGTACAACAAACATCTACTATTATAGCCACCTCGACAATCGATGTACCATCTGCTCCAGTGGCAGCTTCAACTACGACGACGACTACAAATAATACTGGAACAACTAATACAGGCAACGGAGGTAGTACATATACACCACCAGCAAGTAACGGCGGATATACCCCACCATCATATTAGGAAATAAATTATGAAAGGTCTTGAAAAAATAAGAGTTGATGAATTGGTGCCTGAGCAATTGCGCGATGTGGCTCAGAATCTTATTGACTTTCTTAAAGTATATTATTCTCAAGATGTTAATCCCACAACCTTTATTGAGGAGATAACACAAAGTAGAGATATTGACCAGGTTGCAAATGATGCCTTTCTTGAAAAACTTGCAGAAACTATTGCTAAAGATATACCCGACTCATCGGTTGTACAGAAAACTTTTTTATTAAAAAGGTTGGTCGACTATTATAATTTAAAAGGAACAAACCAATCAGTTGTAATTTTCTTTCAATTGTTTTATGACAAAATGGCTATAGTGTTTGAGCCATGGTCTAAAGTTTTAGAAACGTCTTCAAATAATATTGGAGCTAATAAGTTAGTAAGAGTGAGGCCAATAGAAGGTAAAAATATTTTTGAACTAGAAGGTAAAGATATAACACTTCAAAATGAATTTGGGATCGTCTTAGCTTCAGGCTATGTTCAAAGAATTTCTATTGAGCAATATGACGAATTGTTATATGTTATTCATTTTGATTCGGGTTCTACTACAGGACTATTCACGCCTGGCTATAATATTATCAACAACAATGAGATATATGGTACCTCAGTTGAAAGTTTACAATCTATTAATATACTTGATGGTGGTAGTGGATATGAAAGAGGAGACATATTATATTTAAAAGATGCAGCACTTACCTCGTTTCAAGCCAAAATAATATCAACTGATATAGACGGAAGAGCTTTAAAGTTTGATATTATTCAAAGAGGGAATGGGTCAGGTCCTAATCAGACTCGCTTTTCACGAAACAATGAGCCTATAGTTTACCAATTAAGAAAAAAGGATGGACGCATTTCAAATCCAACTACAACAGGTGCTGGGGTTGCTATGGATTTGAGTTTGAATTTTTCTACTCTTATTGATGATCCATCACAAACTACAGATAACAAAGGATTACTTTCTGACAATATTGTTTTACAGGATGGAAACTATTATAGTAAGTATACTTATGAAGTTAGTGTTCAAATTCCATTTAGTGAATATAAAAATTCATTTGAAAATTTAATTCACCCGGTAGGTTATAATCTTTTTAATAATTTACAACTAGAAAATTTACCTCCATTAGAATTTAAAGAGAGAAGAAGTATTACAGAACTAAGTACGGTTGGTTCAGCTAACTTTTTACCGGGCGGAACCAATAGACCCTATTCTTTATTAGGCGCTAAGATGTCAGATGCTACACCTGATGAAAATATTAGTCTTTCTCGTCACATGGGGTTAAGTAGAGATAACTATAGTGGATATCAATCACCATATCAATCTGTTTCTCAAACCGCAGATGGACCTCTAAATTATGGACCTCACCAATATTTAAATGCTGTCACTGGAACTAGTAATGCTGGTAGAGAAACTGCTGGTCATTTTATGGAAGACTTTGTTGACCAATCTCCAACATTCAGAAATATATATGTTACAAATTCTGATTGTCCTTTGCATGATGGTCGATATATTCCAAGTAACTATCTAAGCCCTCGAGTCATTGGAGCATTGAATGAAAATCAATTTTCAACAACTTTTGGTGGAGAAGTATACGATGCAATAGATGTTCGAACAGACGGAGGTCATGGTTCTAAAAGATATTATCGAATAGCACCTACTAATTCCAATTACCCAAGCGTATTTGATTCAATGAGTGGAGCATACACATATCAATATTGGACAGCACTTGCTGACCCATCAACATTTGAGAATGGTGTAAACTATAGTCATGCATTTATACGAAGTGCAACAACTGGAAAGTGGGTTTCGGTTAGTTCTTCAGGTAGTGGCACTAACTATACAATGACTTCCAGTACTACAATCGAAGACCCTGAAGATATTTCAATGGCAGATATCGATGTAGAAACCAGTGGTGCAAGTTATTTTAGCGCAAGTCGAACTCCAGCAGCCTCTGGAAAAGGAGCTTATCCTAGATTTGGTAAGATAAACGAATTGCCATATTATGTACAAGATACTCGCCCTGCATTTGGAATCATATACAATCCACAATCTGAAGATACATGGAGTTCAACCAAACATGGCAGGTGGAGACTTTCATACTATTCACCAAGTGGTGGCTCGGCCAATGCAGACCGTGTTCAGGTTGGATTATCAATTTCCAACTCTACTACAAATTTTAATCAACCATTGAATAGGCCACCTAATAGTATAGGTTCATCTCTATTAGCTCACGAAGAAATAATTAAAGACGACAGCTATGTTGCAGAATTTAGATAAATAGAATTATGAGTCAGTTAGTATTAAAAAATGCAAAAAGTTCAAAGACCCCAGGTAAGAGTTTACTTACGATTGGAAAAAGCTTTAACTTTATTACTCAATCATTGAAAACTAAGTTTATTGATTCATTTGAATCTGATTTAGACAATAATCCTTTATACTTATTTTATGGAAGGGCTAATACATGGGATTCACCTGCTGATACCTATGAAGCAGATTCTCCTCCGCAACCATCGAATGCTATTCAGACAGACATAGATGCTAGAAGAGATATGTTAGCTGCTAAAAGAGTACAGCCTTCAGATACTAAAGTTGCGTTTCGAAAAGTTACTTGGAAAAGTAATACTGTGTTTGACCAATATGATACAAGAATTGATCAGACTGTAGATGGGAATAATAACTATTATGTTGTACAAGACAATCCTACCATAATTAATTACGGTGCAGTATATAAATGTTTAGACAATAATGGCGGTTCAATTTCTAAATATAAACCATTTCAATATATTAACCCTGCGGTAACACCTCAAATTTTACCTGATAATTATAAATGGAAATACCTGTTTACAATTTCAGGTTCCGATTTAAGTAAGTTTAATACTAATCAGTCACCGGAAGATAACTTTGTACCTATTAAAATCGATACTTCATATAAGACACCATCCGGCACTATTGATAGAATTGATATCGACTCACCTGGATTTGGTTATAAGCCAACATTAGAAAATTCAAAATACTATGGGGTTTATGATAGTCCAGTCGTTCCAATGTTCATTGAAGGAGATGGCATAGAAATTGATTCGGCTCAGTTAGAAATTTTCTCGGTTAATGGAGGAAGTATTACTGCATTTAAGAATGAAGAGCCATCAGATATTAAGTATGGTGACAGACAGGATAAATATACTATTTTAGGAAATCCAAAGTACAACAATTGGGTACCTGTTAAGTTTGTTGAAGATTTGGAATCAATCACATTTGAAAGTGAATTGACAACTACCACTAATCGATCGTTCGCGTATGGGTTAGCTAAGATTGGCCCCGACGGAAAAATAGCTACGCCCGATGATGTTAAAATTATAAGTGGCGGAAGTAATTATGCTAAAGGCTCAAAGGTTAGAGTTATTCAACCATCATGTATTGCATTTGGGGTTGGATATCACGATTCACCTGAAGCACTGTCTGGTGCAGCTTCTACTTCTAAAATAAGTAATGGTATACAAAAAGTTGTAATTGAATCTGTTGGACAAAATTATGCTAATGCATCTCTTGTACCAATACATGGATCATCTGATAGTGAAGGTCCTAGATTATTTAAATCAGTAGCGCAAATTGCTCCATTAAAAGGTCATGGCGGTGATCCAAAATTAGAGTTGGCTGCTAATGCTATTTTCATTAATGCTAGGATTTTAGGACGAGAAGGAAATAGAATCTCGAGCGCCGATGACTTTCCTGCAGTAAATGATTTCAGACAAGTAGGACTGATTCAATACGCAAAAAATTTACAAGGGTCAAACCTTGACACCTTATCGGTTTCTGCAAAGTACATAATGAAACTTGATGATGTCGAAAACGCGATTGAAACTTTAAGAACAAGTGGAGACGCAGTCTCTAAAGACTTATTGATTCAAGGCGTAACCAGTCGGGCTAAAGGTCGTATTGTTGATATCTTTGCCGGCGAAGGAGTAGAAAAGGAAATAAGATACGTTCAAATTGGAACAAGAAAATTTCTGAAAAACGAATATATTATTTACGAAGGAATCTCTAATGCTCTTCGGATAAAAGACATTAGAGAACCAGAGATTGACGTGTATACTGGCAATATTTTGTATATAAATAACAATAGTAAGATACAACGAAACGAAAATCAAACTGAGACAATTAACTTTTTAATTACATTCTAGGATTATGGCTATTACATCATACAATGTCGCACCTTATCACGATGACCTTAATATTAAGGATGCGAGAGGAAATTCAGCGCTGGATAAAAACTATTTAAGAATTTTATTCCAACCAGGTTTTGCGATTCAAACGCGTGAAATGAATCAAATGCAATCTGTACTTCAAGCACAGATAGATAGACTTGGGTCTTCTTTTTATCGTGACGGACAGGCAGTGTTAGATGGTGAAGCTACTTTTAGAGATAACATTGTTTATGTGG